GTTGAGAATATGCGAGAAAAAATAAAACAATGGAAAAAGAAATGCAAACAAGAATCTCAGCCAGATTTCAAACTATTAGATTGGGAGCTATATTTGCTGCAATAAAACGAAAAGATACAGAAGTATTACATAAAGTTGCACTAGGTATGTTACTCTATGGAAAATCGGAGTCAGAATGGTCTGCTCCACATACTAAGGCTCAGTAAATGTTCTCTTTCAATGGATTCCTTACAGAAGCAAAAAATTTACTTTCATCTGAAAGAATTTCATATTCTTCTAACTTACCAGCTCTACCATATTTCATTATATCAGAATCCCTTAAACTTGGCCATACTCTTTTAATGGTACGAAATGCTTTTGTTCCTTGTTTCGTCAATTCCCATCCAGAAGGAGTTCCAGCTTTTTGTTTAATAAGTATTCCTTTGACACCTTCTACAGCTCTAACAGCACTTGTACCTCTTTTACTATAAAACCCCATAAGAAAATCTATATATTTTAAAAATACTTTTCCATGTGCAGCCAATGATTTCTTTTTCTGAGCTTCTCCTCGTATAGTTGAAGTTGCTTTAGCATCAAATAATCTATATGTTACAGAATATCCTTCTAATTGATTTCCACCATATTTTGAAGATACGTTTTGTGAGAAAAAATCACCAAAATGCATGTCAAAATCTGTAACTTCATATTTTGGTCTTTCTTTCATATTAATTTTATCAATTACACCCCTACCAAGTTTTAAAGAAACTCCTATAATACCTTTAGATCCAGAAATAGAATCAAGTAGATAATTATTTAAATCTGTTAAAGTTTCAAATTCTGTTCCAGTATAGTCTGAAAATTCTAACCAAACATCAGCAGGATTCCATTTATCTTTATCAAATGTTTGGTCTGGAACTGAAGTTGTAAATATCTTCTTTGCTAATTGAACTACAGGAATATTTGGTCTATCTTTAATAAATTTTGATGGACTATTAGCACAAGTATTTACAAAAGCTTTTGATTGAGCTATATGAGAATTTACCCAGGCCTCGTTCTTCTCCATCCATTGTACTAATCCTAAAGCTTTACCCTCATCTAAAGCTTTACCATCATTTCCATATACCTTTTCGTAGACTTCTTTTTTCATGCAAAGGTCAAATAATTCAGATGCATCTACAGGTTGATTTTGTCCACAATCATAAAATGCGGATAATACTAATAACCATGAGGTTTCTTGCTCATTTGTTTGTTTAGTACCTCTACCCTTTACTCCACCAGCAAGTACTATATAATTGTCTGGTTTTCCTTCATAATCAAACATAAATTGACTATAAGATTTACTGGTATTTGGTCCTTCAAGAGGTCCAAATTTTGTTACTTGTGTAGATCCAAATGTACTTTTGATTAAAGCCGTGAATTGGGCGTCTGATAATTTATTGGGATTACCAACTCTACCAGAATTAGTCATTTTTTCCATACCAGCAGCAACTAATTTATTTTGTATTTCACTCTTTGTTGCTTCAACTAAAACTTCCAATGGTTTGACAGATTGTACAGCATCTATCCAACTGTGGTAACTCATATATTTTTCTCCAAAATTAGGTTAGACCTTCTCCAATATTTATACTTAACTGGCTTTGGGGGGAGTTGGATCTGACCTATGTTTTTCAACTTCATGTCTAAAAACATCGGGATGCAGTTCATGCCAACCATCACAAGTATTTTCTTGAACCTTGGCACAATAGAATGCCCCTGTAGGGTCTTCCATAACATATATCATGTAATTGTTGAAAATATCGCTTTTGTCCGTAATGAATAGGACATGGATCATCGCACCCTTTTCTGGATGGATGTAATATTGATTAGGCTGAAAAGCCTTGAGGGGAGGAATGGAGCGGTCTTGTTCTTCCTTTTTCTTCTTCTTTGTATACTCTTTTTTCCATTCTGTTAGGACTATTACATTATTCGATTGACTCACCTGTTACCTGCAAAGGATAATCATGTTCTTTGGCACTATCAGCAGCTTCAGAAATTTTCTGTTCTGCAATTTGAAAATCATAAATTCCAGCCATACCTTTACCTTTTTTATGTACCTCAAGCATGATTGAATTAGCTTGTTCTTCAGTTTTATTAAAAATTTCCATAAGAATCCATACTACAAATTCCATTGGTGTATAATCATCATTGTGTAAAATGACTGCATATTTTTTAGGAGGTTGAACTTTTTTGGTTCGTTTCTTAGGTTTTTCAAGTACGTCAACCCCTCTTGAATTTTCGGACTTTGAATTTTCCATTAAGTTTCTGTGTTAATAGTCAACTTCTCTGGAGCTCCTACCATTGGAGCGGGTGGAGCTTGTTGTTGCATTTGTCTTTGATATTCTTGTTCTTGTTTTTGTCTTTGTTCTAACACTTCTCTGTTTATATAATCAGCATTAAATGAAACACTTCTTCTTTCAAAATCACCATCTGTTTTAAATGGATATACACAATGTTGAAGGTGTGCTGGAAAAATGAAAAAATCACCAACTCTAGGCTTCCATTTTAATAAATTACGAGTTAAAGGAGATTGGGTATGTGCAGCACCAATAAACACAATACAACCATCATCATCACGTTCTGGTTTTGTAGATGGTAAAAATTCTGGAACTTTGAGATACATTACTGTTGACATCTGGCATTCTGTATGAATATGAATTGGATTGTACTCACTTTCCCATTGACTAATAACCCAACAACTTTTCATTTGAGTGAGCCATTCTATATCTTTTACCTTATCTATCTCAGCTGAGGTTGCTTGTTGAACTGTGCAGTGTTGAACATATCTTCCAACAAGATCCATGAGAAAATTAAATACTGTTCCATCTTTACCAATTTTGTAATTTTGCATCAGTTCATGTGGAATTAAAGGTTCATCTTCAATTTGTCCCGCAAGATTGTCACCCCAATTTTTTCTATCTGGGTCTTGTAACACTTGGTCTGTAATATCCAACATCGCATCTATAACCATTTGAGGAAGTTTAATTCTCATCAAAACATCAGCCCAAGGTTGCATCATTTCAACTTCTAATCGTGCAGTATCTGAACCTGTAGCTCTCTTACTTGCCCTTTCTTGTCTTCTTCTTTCTGCTCTATTCATAATCAAATCCTGTGAAGTCGCGTTTCTTAAATTTACCACCAGTAGCTATATCAAAAGCTGGTGTATCATTTTCTTGTCCATTATCTACTAATTCATCCTGAGCCTTTTGGTCTACATCAAATAGTCTCATCTTATTTCTATTTATGCCTACGACAAACTTACGATTTACTGTTGGGTCATTATACCGATTTTTCAATTGTTTCACCATAATCTGACCAAGTTCTTCCATCTGTTCAGTAGATATAATTGCAAACATAAAGTCTGCAGTAGCAGGTAAACCAAAACTCTCACTCGTATCTTCTAATCCAACATCAGTACTTGAATATCCTGTTCTGGTAGTTTGAGTGGCCGATACTACAGGAATTTTATTTTCAACGGCAAACCCTCTAAGTTCTTCTGCAATGGATTTGATATATGTGTAAGAATTAACATTAGCTCCTGCTCTAATTCTTGAAGATGTACAAATGTTAATATAGTCTATAAAAACAATGTCAGGAACAAATGACCTCTTGAGATTCAACTCATTTAATAGTGCTCGAAAATGATTTACATTAGCCGAAGCCGTTGGATACTCTTTTACTATTAATTTTCCTTTAGTAGTTTTCCTTAAATTTTCAATCTTTTTATCGTAAAGGTCTTTGGGGAGTGTGTGTAAATCATCTACAGCCATATCGAGTAAATTTGCATCAATTCTTTCAGCAATTTTCTCTTCAGCCATTTCTAATGTGATGTATAATACATTTTGATTCTGAGCCAGACATGATGATGCCACATGACACATGAATAAAGATTTACCAACCCCTGTACCTGCGAGACATATATTTAAAGTCTTTTGTGGTAAACCACCCTTTGTAATTTTGTTAAAGAAGTCGAGGTCAAACGGAATACGTTCCTCAACCCTATGATAAAAATCAAAACGATCATCAGAATCATCAAGGTAGTCATGACCAACATGAGGATCGAAACTAACAGAAAGGGCATCAGAAAGTATATCTGGAATATATCCCTTATCCTTAGTTGATTTGGGATTGTCGAGTATTGATATTGATTCGACAACCGCGTTGTAGATGGCCTTATCTTGACAGAACTTTTCTGTCGTGTCCAATAGCCAGTTGATGTCCGTATAGTCTTCCGTATCTTTTTCAATATCATCTAATAACTCCATTGAATCTTTAAATTCTTCTTCATGCATTCTAGTATCTGAAAGGTCAATTACTAGAGCTTCTTTTGAAGGGAGTGAATTGTATTTGGTTACGAATTCTTGAATTTTATCATAAAGAGTTTTATCAGCATTTTCTGTAAAGTATTCAGTTTTTAAAAATGGTAATACCTTTCTTGTATATTCTTCATTCTGTAATAAATTCTTTAGTATCGCTGTTTCTGTTCTCATCCTTAGCGGACTCCATTAAAAGTTCTAATAATATTTCTCCTAACAATTTTTCAAATCTCATACCTTCTTCATCTGTAAGATCTCTTTCTCCAATATTACTTGGTGCTAATAGTATATCATAACTATAGTCGCAAGTCAATGTACCATCATCATTGAGTTCTTTAAGGGGTTTAAAATTTTCATATTTAAGTATGACATGGGTAAAAGGACCTCTGAGGATTTGAATACACAACCCATCATCATGCTGGTCTGCTGGATTAGAAACAATTTGAAACCAATCACCCTTCAACTTCTTCTTCGGCCACTTCTTCGGTGCTAGATTCGGCATCGTTTCCCTTTCCATATAAAAATTTTGTCTGACAATAACTGTCAAGGTATTTCATAATATCTTCTGTAAAATATTTCTCTGGATCACTTAATATTTGTTTTCCATAAAGTTTTGTACCATTGGCCATTTCAAATCTACCAGCAACTTTCTTAAATATACCAGCTTCTTCTGCTAATTCAAGTAATCCATAATATCGACTTAATCCTTCATCATAAGTTAGAAGGACATCTACCATTTTATTTTCTTGAGTCAATCTAGATTTGAAAGTTTTACAATGTATGATATTTCCAATAACATCTGTTCCAACCTTTTCTTTTCTCTTGGAAAGAAAGATGATGGTGGATGCTGCATATTGAAGTCCAGAACCACCACCCATCACATCTTGAGGAAACATAGTTCCAACTTGTTTGTAAGTATGATTTGTAACTAATAGTGGAATACCAGCTTTTGCAAGTTTAAGTGTCAAGACTCTGAATGCCCCCTTAACAATTCTTGCTTTGGTCATGTCTACTTTGTCCGCACCCTCAGATACATCTCCAACTTCTTTGGCTGTAGACAACATACCGAGACTGTCAAGACAAAGTAATAGTGGGGCTTGACTCTTTTCGATATGTTTGTCTACAACTTTTGATGCTTGATGTGCAAATTCTTGTATTGTGGCTACTGGTAATTGAACGAAGCGGTTTGTATCAATTTCTCGTTCCTCAATCATTTCAGGAGTAAGAGCAGATTCAGACTCAAAATACAAAACACCACCAGTAGGATTATCAGTAAGAAACTGTTTGACAATACCAAGTAAGAAAAATGTTTTTCCAGTCGCCGACTCACCCGCGAAAGCAGTGATTTTGTTGGCGGGTAAACCCTTATGAATACTCCCAGACAAAAGAGCATTAAGAATATAAGAGCCAGTGTCAATATGTTCATGTACATTACCTAACATTCCATCCGATACTTTGGATGCAAATTCATTTCCAGTTGCAGATATTAAATCATTTAAATAGTCACTCATCATCATTCCTTTTCTGTATTTCAGCCATAATCTGTAAGGCTTGTTGGTTCAACAAAGCTCTATCTGAATAAACTTCAGCCTTTTCTCTATCCTTTAAAGTTTGTTTATAGAGACTTCTTAAATCTTCGGTGAGCCAAGAACCATAATCGTATTCTTCTTCCATAATATCTCCATTATACCATGAAATTCTGAATTGTCAAGAAAAGAACTCCATGAGGTTTGTTTTTCTTTCGTAATCCCAGCCAATGGTTTCTAAGATACCTTTCATTGGGTCGAGGAAGGATTTTTCAAATTGTAATTCATAGTTTATATAATCATTTAGGTCAAACTCTTTTGGCAGAGTACCTAACATTGCAATAACAGAATCACCAGTAGGATTGGGTTCTGTCAGATAAGTATATTTAATTTTCTCACCTTCTTGAATTTTTGGATACCTTCTTGTAAGTCTTTTGGTCTGAAGCATCTTATTGTAAATCAGAGAACCCTTAACATGAAGTGGAGTAGACTTTCGATATATGGTTGCCGAATCATGATATTTCGCCAATCCCTTAACAGATCTTGGAAAGGACACATCCTCTGGTGGCAATTTCTTAAATTCATCTTTAAACTTTTCGATGAAATTTATAACATCATCTTCTGTTCCATTCATCACAATCTTAAATGCTTTCTTTAGAGCATTTCTACAAGGTTCTGGTGTTGAAGATTTAACAGCCTCAATACCCATAATCTTGAGTTTGGGTTTTTTATATTCCACACCCTCAGAATTATGAACATTCAGAATATAGTGTTTCTTAGCCACCCAAATTCCAACGTCAGCCAATACTTCTCTTTTCATTACCATTTTCTGTTGGAATGCATTCACATACTCAGCCAAATCATCATAACACTTATCAATGATTTCTTCCATCTTATCATTACATACCGAATCCATAAAGTTGATAATCTTTTTGGTATCTTCGTTTTCTAATCCCACCTTTTTTATAAGAGGTTCAAGAGTAACATAAAGAGAATCGGTATCTGATGCAAGAACATAATCTTCACCATCTGTTCCAAGAACTTTATTAAGATATCCATTCACTGCATTCTCAGCCCAACGAATAGATAACTGTCCAGCCACAGATACAGCCTCAGCATTCCTCACATCATAAAAACGAAACCATTGATTACCAAGTGCACCATAGGCAGAGTTAAGAGCAATCTTAATATTAATCTGCATATTAAAATATTGTGCCAACTTATTTGGGTCTGCATCCTCACCCCTCTTCTGCTCTTGGATTAATAGGTTTTTGTACTTAACCCTATCGGTGTACATCTTTTCCATTAGTGAAGGGAAGAATCCTTGTTTTTCTCTGGTGTAAACTGAACCATTAGGAGTCATTGTAACATTCTGTTCTTTAAGAAAACTTGTATCAACCTCTCTGTTAAGCATCGGTTCAACTAAACCAGTTTCCTTATTCATACCCAAAAGTGTTTCGGGGGAAATGTTATACTGCATAATTAGATGTGGATATAGAGAATTCAAATCAAAACTACATACCCACTTGTGTCTTCCCACCTTTGGTGTTTTCACATAAGCACCTTCATAAGCATCGTTCTTGTTCTCGCGTCGTTTTGGTGGAATTACAATTTGTTGTTCCCTGAGATGGTTGTAACCAATCATATCCCACATTTTTACAGGAGAAAATACATCGTTATAATTAATCTTGGCCATGTAAGCCAGACCTATAACCATCTCCATCAATTTCATCTTTTCTTCAAGTCTTTCTACCAAGACAACATCATGTACATTATAATCTACAAATTTCTGGAAATTGGTTTTGTATAATTCGTGGAGTGTGGTGGCCTCTGAATAATCTAATTTCTTTTCACCCAATTCAGTATAGGCAATAAAGTTCAATGCATAAGATTCACGATTGGTGAATGTGAACTTTTTGTAGGTATCCATGTAATCAATACTGGAAATGCCCACCAAATCATAAACTTGTTGTTCTCTCCCACCAACTAAAGTTACTTTACTTTCCTTAAACCAACCCCAAGGCGATAACTTGGTAGTGGCTCTTTCTCCTAGAACTCTCTTACATCTATTGACAAGATATGGAATATCAAAAAATCTAGTGTTCCATCCTGTAATAATATCTGGATAATTCCTCGCCCAATCATCTATAAATCTGGTGAGAAGTTCCTTTTCATTAACACATTTTATATACTCTGTAAATTCTTTAGAAACATATTCACCGCATGCATAAACTTTGAAATCATCACCACACTTATAAGATATGGCTAAAATTTCTTCATCGGCTGTACTGATATTTGGAAATCCATTTTCTGAACTACATTCCAAATCAATATATCCTATACGAATTAAGGACATATCATAATCAATCAGGCCTGGATAATGGTCAGAAATAAAAGAATATTGAAATTGGTCAACTCCAAATACATCACCAGCATAATTTCTTATCGCCTCTCTGGATTCTTTCATAGAACCCCACTTGACAGGAGCGACTGGTTTACCTTCTAGAGTTTTCCATTGGGGGGATTGGGGCTTTGGGGATTGGACATAAAGAGTAGGTTCGTAGGGAACTTTAGTTTTAAAGTGTTTCCCATCCTTAACCCCTCTTATGGCAATACTATTGCCATGAGGTTGAACATTCGTATAAAACATTAATAATATTTTTGATAAGGAATTTCTAATCTGTCAAATGTATTATAACACCATTTGATTTGATTGTCAACCCATTTTATACGGCCAGAAAAGGCCCCGATTAAGAATAATATTTGAAGATATATTTTAAGAAAAATTCCTATAATTACATTTCCTATTTTTTTAAAAAGTTTCAATATACCTCCTTATTTGAGAAGACCTTTCTTGTATTGAGTTTTTCCATTAACTCTCAACGCGGTCAATATTGAGTGACGATTAGTATCATCTTTTTTGTATGAACAATGGACCCATCCACTATTAGGATTTTTCCCATCGTAAAATTCTAAAATGAGTTGGTCAAATACCAAATTTTTAGAAATCCACAATGCGAGATTTGGGTTTGAAATTCGTGAGGATTCAAAGTCGGCGGCCTCTCCATTACAATGTTGACTTGTTTTTGACCCGCCTACTGCTTTATTTAATGCTGGGGACCGATAGCCACTATTGATACGAATAGGACCGAATTCTTCTCTTACTGGTTGTAATATAAAATTACAAAGATTTACCATATTAATGAGATGTTCTCTGGTAGCATCATTTGAAATTCCTAACCGATCTGCAGTAGAACTTTTTACCATTTCTGGATATGAAAAATTCTTTGTCAAATATCCCTCATAAGATTCAATTGCCATAATTTTCTCCTAGGCCTGATTTACTTCAATTGATCCAGTAGTTGGATCATATTTAACTTTAATTGTTAATTCAATTGGTAAAACTTTTCCATCTTTTAAATTGATAGGAAGTTTACC